ATCATATCCAGCAACCGGCCCTGATGCAGTTGCAGCCTGACTAAATGCTTGAGGATTTCCCCCAGACATTGTTGGTGCTTCAGAAATGAAAATTTTAAAATTTTTCATTCACCGCCCCCATTACCACCATTACCCCCGCCACCATTACCGTTACCATTTCCATTGCCACCGTCACCATTTCCATTGCCATTGCCATTTCCAGAGTCCCCATTTGTGTCATGGTCTCCGTTACCGTTTTTTGATCCGCCACCAAACCTAGGATATCCATAAGACTTTATCTTAACCGACTTCTTAGGTTGGCAAGATTTTGACTTATCGTCAAAGTAATATCCCTTAGGGCATTTGTTTGCTTCACTAAGGAAGTTACCTAAGGATTTCATTAGTTTACAATCATAGTATACCACTCTTCACTCATACCCGTGATGATGTGGTCTGCAGATTCTTGATCTTGAGCGTAACCTTCTTGAATTAAATGCTCAACAACTAAATTATATTTTTCCAGAGCTTCTCTGGTTTCTCTAGGTGTCTGTTTCATTTTAGATATTTTATCCGTATTATTATTTAGATAAAAAAAGAGGGGTCCGAAGACCCCTCTAACACTTCCTTCACACGTAAGGATATTATATCACATAAGGTTCTTAACGGAAACTCTTCTGTAATAGCGGTTCTGGTTAACGTGCAGAGCACCCAGACCTTGGTTGGTTCCCTCAGCGAATGGGTTAGCGACCATGCCGTAGCGGGTCTTAAATCCAATCTTGGGCTGGAAGGAGTTCTCTCCAACGGCACGAACCATTTGGAGGGGAACATATGGGCAATAGAACAGACCAGCGTCATAAGGGGAAGTACCCTTGTAACCGACGACGTAGTACTGATTACCAGGAGTTCCGTTAGCGGAAGTCAGGTTTGCAGCATATGGGTCGATGTAGACACGGAATTTACCCATCAGGGTTCCGGCGAAGGTGTTGCCGGTGTCATCAACGTTCAGGTTAGCGTTGAGTGCAGGGGTGTAATCAAGCACACCAGCCATGGTCAGTGCAGACGCAACGTCAGCAGAGCACATGATGATGTTGCCCTTCCCTCTACGAGTTCTTTGTGCGATTGCGTTCGCATCTCTCTCGATTTGGAACAGAAGTCCTTTGAACTTCTCAACAGACCATCTGCCGTTGGAGTCGATATCCAGGTCGAATACGCCAGCGGTAGCGGTGTTCTGTACAGCACCTTGCTCAGCAACCTTATAGATGGTTCTGATGACTTCACGGTTGATCTCAGCCAAAATCTCAGTAGAGAGGATGTTGGCGAGTTCCGCTTCAGCATTCAGACCATGGATTGCCTTGAGGTCTTGTGCCAGTTCCAAAGAGTACTCTGCTTTGAGTGCTCTGGACTTAGCGGTTACGGTGACTTTCTCGATCGAGAATGCCATCTCGTTGAAGGCATTGTTACCAGTGGCATCAAGTGCCTCAGCGTCGTCAGTACGCATACCCTGACCAACTCTGTAGCCGAGGGAAGATGCAGAACCGACTGGGTTAAGAACAGAGGGGTTAGTACCGGACTGAGCGGTAGTACCCATACCAGCGAGAGGATCGGACATGCCGGTCTCTGCGTTGGATGCACTGTCACGACCAGAGAATGCGGAATCTGCTTCGTTGTAGAATGACTCAGTACCAGATTGATTCTGATAGCGTGAGCGCATTGCGAAGATAAGTCCAGTAGGACCGTTCATTGGTTGAACGCCTGCAAGGTCATAAGCGACCAGGTTAGGCATCGAGCGACGGATCAAGGAGATCAGTACGGGGTCGAAACCAGCAACAGGGCCGGATGCAGTAGCAGCGTTGGAGAAACCTTGTGGGTTACCACCAGAGTTGGTGGGTTGCTCAGTCAAGAATGAACCTGACTCAGCGAAAGAATTTTGTTCTCTTAAAAACTTTTCTTGGTTTTCAAGCAGGGTAGCGGTAACAGCTCTCTTGTGAGAATCTTTGATTTCATCAAGACCCTCATAGTTGAGGAGAGGTGCCCACTTTTCCTGCAGATGCTCGGATTGAAACATTTGCTTTGTACCTAATTAATGTTTACGTTTGATTTAATTTTAAATTCAGTTATTTGCTAAATGTTGAAAGAGTTTTCAGGTATGCAGCCATAGAACCTTGTACAGATTCGGGTGAACTGTCAACACCCTCAGAGATATTCTCTTTCTTAGCTGATGGAGATACTCCTTTTGAAGGGAAATATGATTCCTTCAATGTCTCCAATTTTTCACGATAAGATTCTTCACTTTCAAACTCTACACTTTCGGCAAGTGAAGCGAGCTTCTCTTTCTGAGTCTGTGCAAGACCTTCAGAGACTTGATCTACGATTCCATCAGCAACCGACTCTGCGAGACGCTTGTTAAGGGAAACATTTTTCTCAATTTGCTCGTTGAGTTTTGTTTCCATATCATCTAGTTTTTCTACCATGCTCTCAAGCACATCATATTTTTCTTCAGGGATAGTTACATAATGTTCTTCAAAAAGACTCTTCATTCCAGTGAGGAATGATTCGGTCATCTCGGTCTTGAGACCTGCTTCAACTGCAAGTTGGTTCTCAGTGAACCACTCTTCAGCAACGTACTCAAGATAAGAATCGACACGCTCGTTGAGTTCCTTCTTAATGTCCTCAACTTCTTCAGCAAGAACTTCGGAATAGCGTGCTTCCAGGGATTCTTTGACTTCAGCAACCTTTGCAGTAATTGCTGTTTCAAAGATGGTGCGTGCTTTCTCCTGGAACTCTTCAGAGAGTTCTTCACCTTGGAGAAGAGCAGTGACATCTTCCTCGATGTCATACTCAGCGACGACTTCTTCTTCGACCGTTTCTTCTTCAGAAACTACTTCTTCTTCTGTAGTTTCTTCTTCGGCAACCACCTCATCGGTGACTTCCTGATCTTCTTCGACAACGGCTTCGGTATCGAGTTCTTCCTCTTCTTTCATACCTTTTGCTGCTTCAGCAGATTTAGCACCCTTGGTGACGACATCCTTAACTTGCTTAAGGGAACCGCCGGGGGTTTTAAGTTTTGCTGAATCATCATCAGGTCTGTAGTTATCTGGTGTAGGACCACCAAGATCTTCGTATGAACCTGCGACTGAAGTATCCATTGCGTCCGCTGCGCCTCCTTTGGCATTTACAGCAGTTTTGGATTGCTTTGTGCCTACTTCCATTTCTTGTAAATCTCCACGAGACATTTGAACTCTCCGAACCTTGTACGAATTTAATCTATATTTATTTATAATTTAATAAATTACAATGATTTTATGAACTCATTGAATAAATTTAACTTATGTTCATCTAAACGTCTTTGGTCAACCAAAGTGTTTATTCTTCTTTCAGCACTCTCTGCAAATTTTTCACGGAGAATACCACCATCCCAAACCCAATCTTTACCTTCCATGATGCCCTGAACAAAAGCATCAGGTGCAGATGGATCTGCAACAATATCAGCAGCTGTCGCTAACATAAAATCTTCACCGACTTCCATAACTCCCTCTTTATTTTGGGAGATAGAACCAATACCACGGGATGAAACTCCGAGAGTGACACCTTCTTTTAAAAGTGACTCTGCAATCTTACCCATTGGGGTAGAAAGAATCTGTGCTTTTCCAATAAAATTATTGCCTTCTTGCTTAAGAGAAACAATCTTGTGCGAAACTCTATCGAGATTGACGGTAGGACCATCGGGGTGACCCAATTCCCCAAGAGCACGACCTTTAGAAATATAGTTCTCAGCATATCTCGCAACTTCTTTCTGCATCGTTGGAAGACGATACATTCTTTGATTGCGATTTACCTTTTCAGTTTGCAGAAAAGGACCCTCAATAAAGAGTTTCTTTTCGGCACCCCTACCTTCGGTGATAACCTTTACTGATTCAATTTCTTCTCTAATGAGTTTCATTTGCCTTACGTGTTTTGAATTTGTTGGAAATAAAGTGCTCCGCCTCCACCAGCATCAGCAGCACCTTGAAGAACTGAAATCCTTTGAGTTGTGAATACAGATGCTCCAGAGTTTGCAGTAAATGTGGTGCTAATACCAGCAGTATTAGCTTCAACCGTTACTGATGATTGGAAGTTTCCATTAATATCAGAGGTTGTATTTACAGCAGTAACTTGCGTATTAGAGATCAGGGTGTTGTAGTTAGAGTCATTTGCATCAACCATAGTAATTCTGTCACCAATACCAAAAGGCATTTGAGTTCCTTCTGGTGCAGTGATAACTGTGGTTGTTCCTTTTGTAACACTAGCAACTACTTGAGATGCTTTCGTCATTGCAAGAGTTTCGGGTTCGCCTGCAGCAACATAAAAATTGGCAGTTGTTGCTACTGGATCAGTTCCAATTGCAACATGACAACCCTTTCCTTTTGCAACAACACGCAGTGCATTAGTCCGCACTCTAAAAGCAGATGAAGTTGTTGCGGTTCCAGCGATAATAACAGAAGCTCCTGCTCCTACTGGTCTTAAAGTCATTGATATACTCGGGTCATTTATTTTTATTTATAATTACTCTTCCGAGTCGCCTTCGGCATCAAACATTGAAGTTGCTACTTGCGGCCGTTGAGTTTCTACTTTTTCAGCAGCTTTTGTATAAAGAACTTCTTTAATTTTGTCGCTGATTCCTGCTGGTGATTCATCAGCAACAATCATATCCATTAAATCATCCATGAAAATATGTTATAAGAGTAACATCAGATAGTATTTATAAACTATTAATTTCCCTGATCATGAGTGTATTGCAAAATCATTGCATAAGTTTTATATTTTAACGACATTAAGTATTCTTGTTCCTCTGCGGGCCGAGCAGGAGAACCTGGCCAAATTTCAATTGAATAGCAAATGTGATCATAAAACAGGCGAAGTTCATCGATTCCCATGGTTAATTGAACATACCAATCTAGTTCTTCCTGAGGATCATAATCCTCAAACTCATCATACATCGTTATTTGCAGTTTCAGTCAAATTAAATTTCTCCCCCCTTTGGCAACTCTGGTGCCTCAGTGGATTGTCCCTGTTTTTCTAAATCAGGTTCCGTGATGGGTTGACCAAGATCCATTGGTTGACCAGTTTCAGGATCAATTGGTTCGACCATAGGGTCTAAAATAACTCCGTCTTTAATTTCTTTCTTAATGAGTCTATCTTGCTCAATAATTTCTTCATCTGTTTGACGTAGAATATGGCGACGAACATAATCTTGTGAGAAGTATTTTCCAATATAAGGCTCTGCTGTTTGAAGACTACCTAGTCTTTCGTTTAGCAGTTCAGACTCCTTAAGTTCGGAGAAGTGATTGTCATAGAGGAAATCATACTGAATGTGCTCACTCATCGTTTCCCAATCTTCGGGAGTAATTACATTCTTTAGAATTAATTGAGTCTTCAGCATGTCATTAAACATGTTGGAGAATCTTTTTCTCAAACGTCCAACAAACTTAGTAAATTTGAGTTCGTCTCTTAAGATCTCAGAAGATCTCCCCAAGTTAAATCCACCTTCTCCATCCATTCTTGAGGGGGGAACGTTAAGCGAACGGTAGAGTTTCTTTTTAAAATACTCAATATCAGTGATTTCGCCCAGATTTTGTCCTCCGGGGAGAGTAGTGATTTCTGTTCCTCTTCCGCCTTCGCGTCTTGGGAGCCAGAAGTCCTCAAGCATTGCCATGTGTTTTTTGTCATCACGAATTTCTCCAGTGGATGCGTCGTATACTAGTTTGTTACGATATCTCATCATAACATCACGCAGATATTGTTCTGCTTTGACTTTTGGAAGATTGCCAACATCAATATAGAAAATTCTACGTTCTGGTGCTCTTGATAGTCTATAGATGACCAGTGAATCCTCAATCATTCTTAATTGATTAAGTGACTTGATTGCCTTATGAAGATACGAAAGAACAGTTCCTTTGTTACGATCTACCAGACCAGATGTGCAATATGAAATAGCATCTTTTGTTATCTTAATTCCTTGATCCGAACCTTGCGATGCAATGGTAGAAGTTGGATACGAAAGTTTTGGATTATAGATGAAATACTCATCAATTTCTGGGAATTGATAAGCCATCGGATCTTCTTCTAATTTGAAGACAGAAGCTCTCTGTTTGTTTGGATCATTTTTTTTCTGAACTCTTATATGACGCATTTTCATTGCATCAATATATCTAAGTTCTTTAATACCCTCTTCGGGTTTTTTGAAATCAATTACTTTATGGTAGTAAATGCGCCCATCAACATACCAATTTCTATAAATTTCGTGAGCTTTTTTATCAAAATCCATTAAGTTTAATATGTGCTTAAACTCACTACGAATATTGTTTTTTATTCCATCACTAGCATTTAAATTGTCTAGATCAATTTCAATAGGACTATCATTTGAATCGGAAACGATAGCTTCATTGACAATATCTTCAATAGCACTATCCGTTTCTGGATGGAGTGCCATCTCACGATATCTTTTAATTAAATCAGTTTCGGTTTTATATACACCCTCAATATCCAGATGTGTACCAAAAAAACCACTACTCATATAATGGGATACCCCGTCCTCGTCGTTAGGAGCGACGGGGGAAACCGCATTTGGTGAGAGTGGTTCATTGTCCTCTATCGAGAACCCAAATAATTTGGACATGATTGACGGTTTATTTTAACTATTTATCAACCATTAGGTCCGCCAGCTTTCGAGAGTGTGAATGACTGTACTTGGAAAGTAACAGTAAACTCTTCGATAGTATCGCTGCTATCATATGAAAGATCAATCTGAGAAACTTCCGTTGGGAAGATATCAATGAATTCATACTCGGCAAGGACCACATTAGAATCACCTGCATTATTTCTGCTGCTAGCAACAGAACCTCTACCAAGTTGGAACACTGACGCATTTGTCATGTATGCCTCAGGAAGAGTTGCTCCTAAGTTGTTCTCTAACTTAGCAATTTGATCCATCCAAGCTTCCATTGCTGTTCTAAGAGCAAAACCTTCATCGTTGATGATGGTAATGGTCCAGGTATCAATGGTTCTGTCTCCAGCAACTTTAAAAATACGACCTCTAAAAGGAACATCGATATTAGCGATGTTTGAGGCAGGCAGGTTTGCTGCCTTACACATAAATCTAAAGTTGTCTGCATCCCAGGGAATCCCTCCTGGGAGTGTTGTTAATTCTACCTCAAATAGATTGGAGCGTGCGCCGCCCCCAATGAGTGCAGATTTGAATTGAGAAATAGTTTTGTTTTCTCTAGATGTTGCCATTTTTGTATTCTCCTAGTGTTATTTAAATTAATCTAGATCAAACTCTACCTGCGACTTCTTCAAAACTCACGCCTGTGCGTGTAGCAACGAAGGTCAAGGTAACGTAGTTGATTGACTTTGCAGGCTTCAGGAAGATGTCTGCTCGGAATTCATTATTATCAATAACATCTGGAGTGTTGTTGGTTGTATCACAAATGACGAGGAATCCGTAAATACCCCTCTTTGCCTCAACATCTCTCAAGAATGGTTCAACAATATTTCTGAAGTTTGCCCTCGTTAACTCATCGTTGAGTTCAAAGAGTTGTGCTTCAGCAGCACCTTCAAGTGCTTGTTCAATTGTAAGGAACAAGCGGCGAACATTAATTCTATCAAATGCTGATGCGAAACCAAGAGCGGTTTTATCTCCGAAAAGAAGTGTTCCAATACCAGGTTTTGTGATAATGGAATTAACTCTTGCGGGATAAAGACGATCTCTCTGTGTCTTAGTTGGATTATATGCAAGTTTGACAACGTTATTGAGGATACCTCTTTGTTGACCTGCAGGCGAGAACCACGGATATGCTTGAATCGCAGTTCTAGTCATCAATCCAGCAACATCAGAGTTGGTTGGAATATAACGGAATTCATTATTGAATCTGTCATACTTATATGCATATCCAGAATCGAATGTTGCATATGAGGAACTACTGAGTGAAGAGTAATACTGAAGTAAGTTTTCAGTCTGAGTCTCAGTGTTTGTTACGTTGATTAGATCCGCTCTATGAGGTCCAACCACTGCCATACAATCTTTTCTTCCCTGTGCAAGAGCAATCAGATGATTTGCTTTTGCCTGCGAAAGATCTCTTGATCCAAGACCAGGACCCATGATCAAATAATCTACAGCAATCTCATCTTTATTCTGGAATAACTCATAGGATGTCTTAAGACCTCCAAGAGTTGCAGTCATGCCACCATTTGAACCTCTGGCAGGTACTCCTGCACTATAGTCCTCACCACCACCAAGGGAGTAAGAAACATTTCCGAGAGCAGTAAAGACATTATTTTGAGCAGCTTTACCCCAGAGACCTTCTCCAATTGTATATGGAGTATATGATGTAGAGAATCCAGTTGCTCTAGGAGTAACGGTTTCGCCATCAATCGTCTTGTGGAAAGTATCAGCAACTGCAGATGGATTATATCCAGCAAACAGATTTGTTGAGAAATCTGCGATATAGTTTTTGTAGTAATTCTTTTGTGGAGAATTTACTGAAGAAATTGAATCTTCTGCTTTAGAAAGACCAATGTGCTTCTCAATAATATTACCTTCAATACCAGTTACAACACCATAGTCATCGATAACAACAACATGGATAGCATCATTTTTACCACTGCGATTCAGAGTGTATTGAGTAGTTACTGGTTTTGGTGCAACTGTGCTCCAATAGATCGTAGAGTTCTCAAGATTAAGAGTTTGCTCATTGTACCAATCTTTAATACTATCGGGAGTGTAAGTTGCTACGGTTGCAGCAAGTCCAGTATTAATACCAGCATTATTGACAAACATCAGAGAATCTGCAACATCGAATGATGCCTCAGGTGCCTTTTCTTTATAAACAATTCTTGTTTCGGTTCCAGTGTCCGTTGATGCACCAGAAACTCTAGCAACAATCTTAACGTCGATTGTGCTGTTTGAGTTGGATGAATCAGTCTTAACTCCGGTGATAATTCCTTTAATGAAACCAGTGAAAGGAGTTGTTGTTCCAGCACCAGGAAGAATTACTGCAGAAAGTTGTGCGGTAACACCGTGTCCGACGATAGCACCTGCATTTTTCAGATTGTCTGTGTTAATACCAATTCTTTGGTCACCAAGGTCATCAATCTGACAAACTTTAAGTGAGTTTGCCCAAGATCCTGGGTTTTTGGCAGCATAATAAAAATCGGTAGCAGATTTGTAATTTGACTGATAGTCATCATAATTTTTAATCTTCAGCACGGCCGTGCTGGCCATACCAACACCTGCGTTAGCGTTGTTAAGATCTGCATCGTCTGTCCTAACAACTTTCAGGACTCCGCCATAAGAAAGATAGGACGCTGCACTCATCCAATACTCGTATTGGGCGTCTGTTGAAAGAGGTTTTCCAAATGCACTAATGAGATCTGTCTCGTTAGTAACCTCAATTGGATCGTCAATTGGACCAATTCTAAATGGTCCAGCTATAGCTCCAATGTTGTCTAATACATTATCAGCTCTTCCTACTGTTAAGTCAACCTCTCTGATTCTTACACCAGGAGATAATTGAGGAGTCGCCATGTCTTGTTTCTCCGTGAATCTCATTTGTTCTGAAAATATTTATTAAAAAGTTACTTTTCACAGGGGAAACATGACGCGAATCACCAATCTGGATATACATCTTTTATCCTAGGAACTGAATCATACTTATTTTTTCTACTATCAATAATTCTCTTTATAGTACATTCTTTGCATTCATAAGAATATGAAGATGCTACTGGTCCTCTATTTTTTCTTGTCCTATAAAATCCTTCTATTAAATTTTTTGTTTCGCCACAGATTCTACACTTTCTATCTTGTAGTAAAAGATGTCCTAGTTGTATTTGTCCATCTAAGTCCATTACTGGTAATCCCACATATAGGACATATCTCCATATTCACCAACAGATGCATTAGACCAACGATCTCCCTGAGCATCAACAAAACTATTATCCTCTAAACCATCAGACATAAAACCAAATGGTGCCATATCCTGCTCAATTTGATTTTTTTGGTCCTCATATAATCTTTTTCTAACATCTTGATCAGTTAACTCTTTAAAGTAATCTTGTTGAACTAACCAGGCATAGATTACTAGAC